TAAAAATGGACAAACATCTTCTGGACTCTACTCTTTGTTCATACCTATGGAGTGGAACTACGAAGGATTCATGGATTCTTTTGGACTTCCTGTATTCACAACGCCAGAAAATCCAGTCCTCTCTATCGACAATATCCCAATTGACTCAGGAGTCATCGAACATTGGGAGAACGAGGTAGAAGGTTTAAAAAACGATCCAGATAGTTTAAACGAATATTATAGACAATTTCCTCGTACTGAGCAACACGCTTTCAGAGATGAGGCTAAAGATAGTTTATTTAACTTAACAAAAATATATCAACAAATAGATTATAATGAAGAACTAAGTAATTCTTTTAATGTTACAAAAGGTTCTTTCATGTGGAAAAATGGAGTACAAGATACTGAGGTTATATTTACTCCTAATAAAGATGGTAGATTTTTAATTTCATGGGTTCCACCTAAAAATTTACAGAATCGAGTAATAATAAAAAATGGAGTTAAATATCCAGTAAACGAACACATTGGAGCATTTGGATGTGATAGCTACGATATTAGTGGTACTGTAGATGGTAAAGGATCTAAAGGATCTCTACATGGATTAACTAAATTTAGTATGGAAGATGCACCGCCAAATCACTTTTTTTTAGAATATATAGCAAGACCACAAACAGCTGATATATTTTTTGAAGATGTTTTAAAAGCATTAGTTTTTTATAGTATGCCTATACTAGCAGAGAACAATAAACCTAGATTATTATATTATTTAAAACGTAGAGGATATAGAGGTTACAGCATGAACAGGCCAGATAAAATTTGGAATAAATTATCAACTACAGAAAAAGAAATAGGTGGTATACCTAATTCAAGCGAAGATATTAAACAAGCTCATGCTGCAGCTATTGAAGCATATATAAATGAATATGTTGGAGATTTAGGTAATTCATATGGTGATATGTATTTTCAAAGTACTTTAGAAGATTGGGGTAGATTTAATATAAATAATAGAACAAAGTACGATGCAACTATAAGCTCTGGACTTGCTATAATGGCTTGTAATAAAAATAAATACAGACCTATTCCTGAAAGACAAAAAATTTCTATGAATATAGGAATTAAAAAATATGATAATAAAGGATTAACTTCTAAAATAATAAAATAGATGCAAATTTATACTAATACAAATAGTACTTTTCCAGATCAAGTTGTACCTGATGATGTAAAAGCAACTCCTGAATATGGTTATAGAGTTGGTCAAGCAATTGAGGGTGAATGGTTTTGGGCAGGAAGATCTAGAAATAGGTTTCAAGAAAATTATCAATGGTTTCATACTTTAAGATTATATGCTAGAGGTGAACAGTCTATACAAAAATACAAAGATGAATTAGCTATTAATGGTGATTTATCTTATCTTAATTTAGATTGGAAGCCAGTTCCTATTATTCCTAAATTTGTAGATATTGTAGTCAACGGTATATCTCAAAGAAATTACGATGTAAATGCTTTTGCTCAAGACCCTACGTCAATGCAAGTAAGGACTAGATATGCAGAACAATTACTGAGAGATATAAATCAAAAGGCTTATTTACAATTGGCTCAACAATCTTTAGGTATTAACGCTTTTAATCAGCAAAATCCTGATATGGGACCTCAAGATAATGAGGAATTAGAAGTTCATTTACAATTAGATTTTAAACAATCTGTAGAAATAGCAGAAGAAGAAATAATCAACAATGTACTAGATAAAAACAAATATGATTTAGTTAGACGTAGAGTTAATTATGATTTATGTGTATTAGGTATTGGTGCTGTAAAAACTTGTTGGAACGAGTCTGAGGGTATTACTGTTGACTATGTTGATCCTGCTAATATAGTTTATTCATATACAGAAGATCCTAACTTTGAAGATATATGGTATATTGGCGAAGTAAAAAACTTAAACCTTGCAGAAGTTAAAAAACAATTTCCTCATTTAACACCAAGCGAATTAGAAACTATACAAAAATACCCTGGTAATAACGATTATACTAGAAACTGGAACGGTAGAAAAGATGAAAATACTATACAAGTTTTGTTTTTTGAATATAAAACTTATACTAATCAAGTATTTAAAATTAAAAAGACTGATCAAGGTTTAGAAAAAGCAATAGAAAAAACAGATACATTTAATCCACCTGAAAATGAAAACTTTAATAAAGTTCATAGAGCTATAGAAGTTTTATATACTGGTGCTAAAATATTAGGTCATCCAATGATGTTACAATGGCAGATGGCAGAGAATATGACACGCCCAAATGCTGATACTGTTAAAGTAAAAATGAATTACACGTTGTGTGCGCCAAGAATGTATAAAGGTAGAATAGAATCTATAGTTAGTAGAATAACTACTTTTGCAGATATGATTCAATTAACACATTTAAAGTTACAACAAGTAATGTCACGTATGGTACCTGATGGTGTGTTTTTAGATATGGATGGTCTAGCCGAAGTTGATTTAGGTAATGGTACAAACTATAATCCTGCTGAAGCTTTAAATATGTATTTTCAAACTGGTAGTGTAGTTGGTAGATCTTTAACACAAGATGGAGATCCTAACAGAGGTAAAGTTCCTATACAAGAATTAAGTACTTCTAATGGAATGCCTAAAATACAAGCTCTTATTCAAACTTATAATTATTATTTGCAAATGATAAGAGATGTGACTGGATTAAATGAAGCAAGAGATGCAAGTAATCCTGATAAAAACTCTTTAGTTGGTTTACAAAAATTAGCAGCTGCTAATAGTAATACAGCTACAAGACATATACTACAAGCTAGTTTATATTTGACTCAAAAAACATGTGAAAATATATCACTAAGAGTTGCTGATTCTTTAATGTATCCATTAACTAAAATGGCCTTAGAAAATAGTATATCTAAATACAATTCTGAAACTTTAATAGAGTTAATGAATTTGAATATACATGATTTTGGTATATATTTAAATTTAGAACCAGACGAAGAAGAGCAACAGCAACTAGAGCAAAATATACAAATAGCTTTACAATCTGGTCAAATATATTTAGAAGATGCTATAGATATTAGAGAAATAAGAAATTTAAAGTTAGCTAATCAAGTGCTTAAGTTTAGAAGAAAAAAGAAACAAAAATACGATGAGAAAGTTAATCTTCAAAACATTAAAGCGCAAGGCGAGGCAAATGCTAAAGCAGCTGAACAATCAGCTTTAGCTGAAATGCAAAAGCAACAGGCACTTACAGAAACTCAAGCTCAATTAGAAAAAATTAAACTAGAACTTGAAATACAGAGAATGCAAGCTGAATCTCAAATAAAACAACAAGAAATGCAAATGAAGTTTCAATATGATACTCAATTGAAACAAGTAGATGTACAGAAAGATAAAGCTAAAGAAGAATTTATAGAAGATAGAAAAGATAAAAGAACTAGAATAGCTGGATCACAACAAAGTCAAATGATTGCTCAAAGAAAAAATGATCTAGCTCCAACAAACTTTGAACAACAAGAACAACCTCTTACTATGGCGGACTTTGCACCACAGTAAGAATTATTAATTATTATATTATATTATGTCAGAAGAAGTAAAACAAGAAGGTGAGTTTAAAATTAAACGACCTAAAAAACTAACAGCTCAACCAAGTGATATTAAGGTTGACTTAACAAAAAAACAAGAAGATGCCGTTCAAGAGTCAGAGCCAACGAAAGTTGTGTTACAGTCTAATGAGGAAAAGAAAGAACAAGAAGTGGGATTGCAAGAAGTGGGATCAACACACGAAGAAGAAAAATCTACCGAAGAAACTGAAAAAGTAAAACCTGTATTAGAAGAATTAGAAAATACACCTGTAGAAAAAACAGTAGAAACTGTAGCTCCTGTTGCACAAGAAAGAGTATTACCAGAAAATATTGATAAACTTGTTAAGTTTATGGAAGAGACAGGTGGCGATGTAGAAGACTATGTTAGAATAAATAAAGATTACTCTAATATAGATGAAAAAACTTTATTGAACGAATATTATAAAAATACTAGACCTCATCTTGATCAAGAAGAAATAAGCTTTTTAATGGAAGATAGTTTTGGATATGATGAAGAAGAGGACGAAGAAAGAATTGTACGTAAGAAACGTCTTGCGTACAAAGAAGAGGTTGCTAAAGCTCGTAAATTTTTAGAGGATACAAAGAGTAAATACTACGACGAGATCAAGTTGAGACCGGGCGTTACTCAAGAACAACAAAAAGCAATGGACTTTTTCAACCGTTACAACGAAAGCCAAAAAAAATCGGATGAAGCTAGAAACTTTTTTACAGCTAAAACAAAAGATTATTTTAACAATTTTGAAGGTTTCAATTTTAATTTAGGAGAAAAATCTTTTAAGTATAAAGTTCCAAATCCGACTGACGTGGCCGAAACACAGTCTAACTTACAAAATCTTGTAGGGAAGTTCCTAGATAAAGATGGTATTGTTAATGACTATGATGGTTATCACAAGGCTATATTTGCCGCGGAAAATGCAGATAGTTTAGCTAAGCACTTTTATGAACAAGGTGTTGCTGATGCAACAAAAGACATAATGGCTAAATCTAAAAATATAAGTAACGCTCCTAGAACTACATCTAATGGTGAAGTTTATATTAATGGATTAAAAGTTAAAGCTATAACAGGTTCCGATGGTAGAAAATTAAAAATACAAAAAAGAAAATAAAATAAAAAATGGGAACAATGATACCTGGGCTGGGTCCTGATTTAGAACCAGCACAGAAAAAGTTAACCTTACAGTCAAACTATTTAAAATTTGATGAAGGTGATAATGATTTTGCTCAGCAATACCTACCAGAATTGTACGAGCAAGAAGTTGAAAGATACGGAAACCGAACTATTGGTGGTTTCTTGAGAATGGTTGGTGCTGAAATGCCAATGACATCTGATCAAGTAATATGGTCTGAACAAAACAGACTACATGTTTCTTATGATGAGGTAGTGGTATCAGGCACTAATGAAATCACAGTTACTATCGATCCAAGTAATACTACTGACAACGATAAACAATGTGCTTTTAAAGTAAACCAAACTATACTTATATATGGTAAAGATATATCAAACAATACTGGTGCAGGTGAGGCTGTAAAATGTATTGTAGTTGCTGTTGATGCAGCTACTGGTGGTACTTCAGGTACTCCAAGAACTGCAACAGTAGATGTTGAGCCATATGAGTTTGCTGATTTAACTTCATCTCCAGCTCCTTTTCAGTCTTCAAGTCCTGCTACAGAGTGCGTTGCCTTTGTATACGGTTCTGAATGGCAAAAAGGTTCTGATGATGCAGCTCTTTCTTCTATTCAACCAGACTTTACTCAGTACCAAAACTCTCCAATTATATTAAGAGATAAGTTTGAGATTAATGGTTCTGATACTGCTCAAATTGGTTGGGTTGAAGTTGCTACAGAAGATGGTACTTCAGGATACTTATGGTTTTTAAAGTCTGAATCTGAAACACGATTAAGATTTGAAGACTATACTGAAATGGCGTTAGTTGAAGGTGAACTTGCTAAACCTAGTTCTGGTGTTGCTGCTATTGGACTTGGCGGTAATTACACCGGTAATAAAGGTACAGAAGGTTTATTTTCTGCTATAGAAAATAGAGGTCATATATATGAAGGTTTCTCTAGTCCAAATGGTGGTTCTGGAGCTTTAGCTGACTTTGATGAAATTTTATCTCAGTTAGACTTTGAAGGTGCTATTGAAGAAAATATGATTTTCTGTAATAGAACTTTAGCGTTGAATATCGATAACATGATTGCTCAAGTTAACGGTAGTACTGGTCAAAAAGGCCCTGGAGCTTCTTATGGTTTATTCGATAATGAAGCAAGTATGGCGTTAAACTTTGGATTTGATGGATTTAGAAGAGGTTCTTATGACTTCTATAAAACTGACTGGAAATATCTTAACGATGGTTCTACAAGAGGTTTAACTAAAGACATACAAGGTGTATTAGTACCTGCTGGAACATCTACTGTTTATGATCAAATT